GGTATGTATATGGCCCAATTGTTTTACACAATAATATATTCCCCCAATAATTAACAACAAAACTAATCTGCGCAAAACGTTGTTTTACTCAATTATATATCATCTCCAACAGTTTACACAATCAAGTACTTTATCACAGTAAAGCGCTAAAGTATTTCACTAATTCAAGACTTTACTACACTAAAGCGCTAAAGTACTTACCTAATCAAATACTTCATCACAGTAAAGTACTAAAGCACATCATGTATACATAATACATCAGTAAAACCTATTGATAATTTTAAAACCTGTGTTATAATATAATTACAAAAGGAAAGGAGATCAAAAGATGACAAAGGAAACAGCAAAAGCAATAAAGCAACTCATTCCAAAACAGGACAAAGCATTAATGATGGCATCAAGTATCAACAATGCAATTAGTCTCTTAAAGCTTTACAAATTATCTAATCAAGAAATTAAAACAATCATAACCGCAATGGTAATAAGTTAGGAGGATAACATGTTAACTATCAACAAGAGAACGAATCAGGTCGAAGAATTTAATACATATGTAAACTATATGGACGATGACCTCAGAGAACGTGTCGCATGGGAAATCGCACCTTGCACCGATCAGGAATTCCTTGATCGCTATGTTGAACTTCACTATGAAACTTTTGCAGAAGAATTTCAGATTAATTAAGGAGGAGTTATGGAAGAACAATTTGATATTCAAATTTCTTATGTAGAATTAAAAGAAGTTGATGTTGCGCCTTTTATTAACAAATTAATTAATGAAGGTTATGTATCAAAATTAACAATACGTGAAGGAGGGAATTATGTATTTTCATACTATACAGACGGAGCTAATACAATCGATAAATATATAAAAATAAAAGGGGAGTAAATCCCCTTTTACCGTGATACAACTAAGCAATCCATTAGTTTTCCACCGGCGTTAATATCATATTGACCTGATGTATGTGAACCACCCATATTTTGAAACGAAAAATAGAGAGTATTAGGTACGTCTGAGGTCATATATGTTTTTAAAGCTACTTCGCAGTTTTCTGAATTATCGTAGAAGTTATCTATAAAGTAAAATGGAGTGTTTGTTTGTACAATTTTTTTAGAGTTATTATCTAAAAATACAGTATAAGGAACAGATAATTGTTGAACTTGCTCATTTCCTCCATTTACACCATAGAGAATATTTAATGTTGTAGTGGTAAATATTTCAAATTTTGAGTATTTTTTGATTAACGGCGTTAATACAAAAATATAGTTACCTGACAAATCTGTTACCATATTACCGCCCCCAGAATGCTGATCTACATATCTCTTGGTAGCAACTTGTAACTCTTCAACTGGGTCTTCATCTACCAACAGAGAAGAAGCAAATTTTACGTTCTGGAATCCAGAAAATCTCATCTGCTGAAAGCCTGCTCCATCGCAATTATACTGTTTAACAGTAGTGTCCGGTACGACCGAAACATCGCTAATGGAATAAGTAATTAATTTACTATCAGCGTTCGTGGTGTCCGTATGAACAATGTTATTTGAAACGATTCCAACAGAACCGCCAATTGTCTGAACGGCAAAACCGAAGTCTGTAGCATACGCTAAATGTACACCTTCTTCAAAATCAATCTGACTTCCTGTACCCATTAACAGTTTACCTGACAGTCTTCCACCAGTGAGCGGCAAATAGCCTTGCATCTGTTCTTGTACATCATTTTTAGCAACTGCGATCTGACCATCAACATATGATTTCGGCGCGGCATCTCCGCTATTCGTAGGAGTTTTCACATTTTGGATTGTTGTTTCATTTCCAAACTGAACCGTGCCAATATTGTTCATTTCTACAATGTCAGTATTGGAGTTACCTGTAAGAACTAAATGACCTGTGCCTTCATTCTGGTAGAGTGCATAATTCGCCACACCGAAACGAACAGCATTATTTACTCCCATATTGATATTGCCGGTCATCGTGCCGCCAGTCAGTGGCAGATAATCCCCAGTAGGTTTTACCCCAGCAACAGCATTATCAACGTATTTCTTGTTTGCGGCATCCATCGCTTCCACAGGATCAGCAACCATAGAAATCTTTGCACCGTCAACATCAATTAACGGATAATCTTCGAAGAGAAGCGTATTATTTCCACCCACAATATGACCGGTATCCATCACGATTTGATTCAGTCCCATAGTGAGATTGCCGGTCATGGTATCGCCAGCTTTCTTAACATAGTCACCTTCCACGGTGGTAATGTCCTGCTTAATATTCAAAATCTCATTATTAATGGAACTGATATTCGTTTCATTCGTAGTCACACGATTAGTAAGCGAAGCGATATCAGATGTATTTTTCGTAATATTCTTCTCTGCAGTACCCATTCTTGTCGTAAGAGCCGCAATCTGATTATTTACGTCAGTGAGTTCAGCATTAATACCAGTTACTTCACTATCCAATGTTATCTTATTTACAGCATCAAAATCATTCTGAGGATTTCCCACATTTGAAATTCTCAATGGAGAAGGCTCAAACGATAAAGGAGCGTAAAGTTTCAATCCATCTTGAAGGTTAGCAAATTTAAGGGCAACATTGCTACCAATACTCATGTTTAACATATCATTGAGATAAAGATTTCCGTATAAATGGGTATCCCTATGATCGCCGGGTTTACCAACCTGTAACCGACCCGTGTTAAGATCTCCTGATATGTCAGCGGATCCATCAACAGAAAGACCTCCATAAGAGATGGTAAGCTTACCCGACATGGTATCGCCTGCTTTTTTCACAAAGGTTTCCTTTGCTTCATCCAGAGTATCTGCGGCTTCTTTTGCGGAGTTTGCCGCATCGGTAGCGGACTGAGCCGCCTGAGAAGCAGAGTTTGCAGAAGCAACCGCACTGTTCTGGGAAGCCGTAGCAGAAGCGGCGGACTGAGAAGCAGAGTTTGCAGAAGCATCCGCACTGTTTTTCGATTCTGTAGCAGAAGCGGCGGAAGCATCTGCACTCTTTTTCGATTCTGTAGCAGAAGCGGCACTTTCCGATGCGCTACCGGCGGATGCGGCCGCGGATGTTGCGGACTCCTGTGCGGAGTGTGCCGCCGCTTGAGCTTGTGCTTTTGCGTTTTCTGCTTCGGTGTGGGCGCGATCCGCTTCCGAAGATGCTCTGTCTGCCTGTTTCTGAGCTTCTAAGGCAGAAGCGGCGGCGGCATCCGCTTCCGAGCTGGCACGATCTGCCTGATTTTTCGCGTCTTCTGCGGACGCTTGCGATTTATTCGCTTCCTGTTCTGCCCGATCTGCTTGCGCTTTCGCTTCTTCCATCCATTTGTTGGTCTGTTCAAGAACCTCTTGAAACGCTTTATCAATGATCTCATAATTCTCATTCATGTCATTGATCACTTCATTGAAGTGCAGATTCGTCTTGTTCATGATCTCGTAAAACGAGAGAGAATCATCATAGATGGTCGGAATTGCTAACTGTGTATGATAGTGGATATAGCGAAGTGGGTTTAAATATCTCATAGTTACCTCCTAATAATATACACCGAGGAAGCAATCTTCCAGCTCCTCAATAATCATCACATCAATATTTAAAAGGGTTTCTCTCCACTTTAAAATAAGATCGTTCGGGTTTACACCGTCCCAACCGGTGATTTCACGAATATAATCAGTATTCGTTTTACCCTTGACGTTATGAGTATAGTCCGTATCACGGCTATTTTCATCGGTAAAATGACGATCATAAGTAGAATCAACTTTTGTGTTTGAAGTATCGTTATAGGTTTGATCCGTTGTATTTTCTGAGGTACCGTCATTCGTTGTGTTCTCATTTCCCGAGGTGGAACGAAAATCTGTTGAGGTGGCATATAGATTATTTTCCAGATCGTTCCATGTTAACTGATTCATCGGGGTGTTGGATGCCACATCTTTTACCGTTTCGGAATAAGTTCTGGTACCTTTGTCATGTGTTTTTCCCGTCTGTTTGATATTGGTCTTGGCATCGTCGGTAAAATCAGTTAACGTATTTGCTGTATCAGAAGTTGTCGCAGTGTCATGATAGTCGCTTGATTCGTTTGATGTCTTGTCTTCGGTACGATTTTCATTTCCGAGATATTTTTCAATGTAGTTTCTTGTCCAAAGTTTTTCATATTTTACTTGTGTTGTTTCCCACAGTTGAATATAGTACGGCATGATCTCGCCGAGGGTTTGCTGTAAACGTAGTTTCCAAAATTCAACAGTTTCTTCACCAATTTCCCGGAAGTAATAATGTCGTAAAATCTTTTGACAGAGGGTAGGACGATAGGATTCTTCCCAGATGGGAAAATCATAGAAGATCTTTTCCCATACGGCGGGGATGATGGTATTTACATCCGTGACCCAATTATTTGGGGGTTTGGTATTGTCATTAATTACTTGGTTATATAAATATTCGCAATACCAGCGCACCATAGTTGTTGTGCTACTCACTACTGCTCACCCCCTTAGACTGTCGTGCAATTCTTTGCGTAGAGAAAGTATCATCTTCTGGATTATCCTGATAGGTATTATAAGTATAACCCTGTGTATTTTCTCCGAGAATATCTGCGTAAAGGTTGGAACGAAAGTCTACGGATACGTTCGTACCAAAGAGTTCATTGAAATGTTCTACCGCTTGGCGCCGTGACACAAGACCTACATTCTGGGCCATTTCGGAATATCCTAACCCAGCGGTTACTTCATTCGAAACAAGGCGTTCCGTCTTTTCCGAAGCGGGGGTAACGATACCAAAGGCAGATAACATTTCTTTCCATGTATTAATCTTTTGGATCTGCAACTTATCTGCAATATACGGGATATTTTGATTCAAAATTTCAATGTTATCAATCGGTGTTCCTTCCGAAGTCATAATAAACGGTTGATAGCCAAAGAACTTCTGCATTAGGTTCTTATAGGTCAGTTTCTTTTTCTCTGGTGTTTTGACAATCAGCGCGAACTTTTGCAATTCCACATTGGAAAGAATATTCATTTCAATACTGGTCAATTTCTGTGCGAAGAGATAAGCGGTCGGTTCATCGGGTAACCAGCTTAAATTATTGAAACACAGAGCACAGTTTTTCATATCCAATTCTTTGTAGGTATAATTTACATTTGTACTATACGCTGTGACTTTTTTCGGCAGATTATAAAAATCCATCTCACCGGTAGTCGTACATTGAAGCGAGAGATATTTTTCCAGAATTTCATCGTAAAAGAAGACACATTTTCCGTTGTAAAATAGCAACCATTCGATATATCTTTCATTCATATCTTCTGGAAGATCTCTCCACTCATAGCGAGATAATGCAATATTTCGAATACGATTGTAATAATCGTGAAATATCGCGTTTTTCATCCTTAGAATTGTTTTGTCCGACCATTCTAATGGTAAACCCCTGTTTCTCAATGTCCTAACACTCCTTCATTATTATTTAGATCATAATTTCCAACATCTGTGGTATGCCAGAACGTGATCCCGTTGGATAAAATCTGCTTGATCATTCGCATATCTCCTACAGGCATGTTTCCGGTCACCGATGGTTGATCTAACTTCAGGTAGTTCCAGTATTTTCTTGTATGTAAATTAGGTACCCCGGTACTATTGACACGGTATCCAAACTTGGTGAAGTAATCATCAATTTTTACAACATAGCCCCAGTGGAGACGCTTATGAATAATCCAAAAATCCATAGTTTCCATGTTGTAATTCACGCCGCCGACATTGTTTGCGCCTTTGCTCTGGTCTGGTTGGCTTTTGACTACGGATAATCCACCGAAAGTAGAAAGGCCGGCCTGCAATGTACCTAAACCCGCCTGAGCAATAGCTAAACCGGTTCCGACCCCCAGCCCTTTTTTGCTTCCGGCGTCACTAACAACAGAACCAGAAGCGGAAGATACCGAACCTAATGCCGAAGCTAACATACTCAAGGTAATATTGGTATCTTGCTGTGCATAGTAGTTCTCCCACACCCCAAAGTTCCAGTTACATTTTGGAAAACCAGAAAGTTTGATACCGTAATCGTAGTTATTATTGCACTTCATATAGTACGATGGATACATGAAATAGGTAGGGTCTGTACCGAAAGCAAATTTAAATTTAAATTTCATCGTAGTTGTGCCGGGAACTGGATCGCTTTCTATAATATCCTCATACTTGTAGTCATAACTTTGACCGTCTAAAGTCGTAATGCTGAAGAAGTGATATGGCCAGCAGAACAGCTTATTATTTTTCGGAATGTAATCATCATCAAGGGTTGAATAATTGATGTCGTATTCTTTTTCATCAACAACCGCGGTACCGGAAATAGCAGTTACCTCATATTTCCCATGATCTGCCGGAGTAACAGAAACGCCTTTCCAAGGCACCATGCTAATACTGCTAATCGCCCCAGCTTTTCCACCTTCGTTCATACGTTTTAACCAAGCGTTGCAATTTTCTACTCCATTATTTTCAACATCAAATCCGATATATTTTAGACCTTGATAGGTATTCTGTATGAGCTGTCCTTCTTTTACTTCATCCTCATCGTCAATATCTTCCGATGTAGTGGCCAATATTAAGGAACGATATTCTAAATTATTATCAAACTCCGCCGGGGCAGACCGAGTAACTGGTTCAAATAAACCCGAATTTTCCACCTTATAATACTCATACCGTTGCATGAAGTTCAAATTTTCTTCCACCAAATTTCGCGTGATAGTATCATCCGCAACGTGCATCCGCTCGATAAAGGATTTTTTAATTTCAAAATCGAAAAGCCATGTTTGCATGACATCAATTTCAAAAGTAATTGCCGTGCAATTTTCGTTGATATACAAAATATCGGAAATAAAGGCATAAAGCCACTTATTACCAAACCCTCCATTCTGAAAACATAGATAGTTACAATCATAGAAATAATCTGCTACGTCTTCCAGAAAGATTGCCCACGTAGAACTATTCGATGCCAGCCGCTGATACGTTAAACCGCTATAGACCTTTTTCGTTTTCGATGCAAAATAGCTTTCCTGCGCTGATTTTGACGTAAACAGAATGGTATCCGTATAGGTGTTATCTAACGGGATTGATTGACACACGCGAACTGTTGTCGATGGGCCAATTAAAGGACGAATCATTTTTTTACCTCCAATTCAGTGATAGCCTGCCGTTTCTTGGCAGGCTATCATATATTAAAAGGAAAGGAGTAGAGTTAAGCATTTTCACTCGTCGAAATGGTAGCCGTCTGGCTAACTGGAAAATACTTCGATTTTGCAATAATTTTAAACGTGTTTGGAATCTTTTCATTTGCAGAAACATGTACTCGAACCTGAGTATTATTTACTACGGTCATAGTGGTTTCGGTAGATTCATTTCCGGTCATTTCCCACTCAAGGGTATCATCTACCGTGCCCGTGGACTTGATCGTCGCATTGATGATCACATCTTTTGACAACTGATTTCTCTGAATGACACTGTTAGATGGATTCAGTGTAATACCTGTAATCTCATTATCTGGAACAGTAAACAGAATCGCATTTGCAAAACGAGAAACAGAAAATACCGTCCACTTATGAAGGAAATAGTTCCAGTACAGTCCTTCCGGATTGCGAACATCTTCAAACTGAAGAAGTACGTCATAGATCTGGAAAAAGCTTTCGTCACACAGAAGCAGTTTTGCTCCGGTAAGCTCACCAAAGTTATCAATCAGAATTCGTCTTCCCATGAACTCTGCTTTATCCATATTAAATGCGGAAGCCAATACTTCGACATCCATCATTGCATCAAATTCTGCGTCGATGAAGATAATCTGTGAACTGCGGTCCGTATAGGTCGGAACTCCCATCGCGTTGTACTGAGTGCTCATAAAGGTCAGCTTATTACTGTAACCCTTTACAGTAGAAATGATTGACTTCATATTATCCGCAGTAACCGTCGGGATTTCCACTTCATAGAATAACCCTTTCTTTGCATATTCTACAATCAACTGCTTCATGGTAATAAATTCGTCATATTCCATACCAGAGTACAGACTGGAAATAATATCGCTTACCAGATTGTAAACACCATCCTCTGAAAGGAACGCTCTTTCCAGATCTCTTCTCTGAATCGTCGTTTTAAAGAAGTTCTGATAGTCCAGCTTATGGAAAATAGACTTTACATCTGGAATTTCACGTTTCATGAACTCCGTTTCCGCTGTCTGCGGATCATAAATCTTTGCCTTAGCAAGAGAAGTGTATACTTCTTCAATGGTTTCTCCGTAATCAAGCATACCCTTTTTCAGTATAGCAAACGGATTCTTGTAAAGCCGGGAGCTAAGAACCACCTTACCAATACGGTTTACCAATGCATCGAGGAACTCATTTGCCAGTCCCGGAAAATTGAGAACCGCAGAACCGTAAGTCTTAATATCTTCCTGCGTTGCTACAGGAACTCTTTCCTGAAAGGAAAGGGATGCGTCATTACGAATCGCATTTAAAATATCTACACCGTTTTTTGCTAATTTCACATTTTTTGGTTTTGTTGCCATTTCGCACCTCTTAATTTTCTTCTGTCACAAAGACATCATCATAAGTAAGTTCTTCTGTGCTATGCGTAGTTTCTTCCTCGTCTAATACGGTAGTGTCCGAGTTTACCGTAGATTCGCCGTTCATAAACCTTTCTACATAGCGTCTTTTTAAATCATTATAAGAATTTAAAGCATCATCTTTTTCTGCATGAGCGGAAGCTAACGCTTCATCCAACGCAACAATTTTGCCTTCTAATTCTTTGTTGTAATCTGCAATCGTTTTGACTGCGGTCAATCCTTCATCCGAATCCGCGAAGCCCTGGCTTACAATGTCTAACGCTTCATATACCGTCATTTGGTTTCACCTCCTAAATTTTTCGCAAGCTGATAAATGTTATTTGCGTTCGTAAGAGCCATGCGATAGCAAATAACAATCACACGGAGCATATCTTCTGTCAAATTCAAACCTTCTCCTGTACCTTTAATTATATCAGATTTGATCAAATCTTCAATAATTTCTTTTGCGTAATCAGGAATTTCTTCTAATTTCTGGTATCTTTTTTCTGCCATTTCTGTTTCCTCCTTAATTTCTTCGGCTTTATATTTTTCATAATTTGTTCGAACAAATTCCGTATTCCCACGGAATAACTTTACGGTTGTTCGGGTATCTACATGAGTAAACGTCGTATAAGTTCCAACCGTATATTTACTATGATCATAGACATAGGTCTGCACTGCGGCTGGGGGAACTCCGGTTACCTGTATATCTGCGGCTTTTCCAAGCGTATGCTGAGAATTTGATACACCCCCAACTGCCGCATTATGCGACTTCGTGCGATATCCCGAAGTAATGACCACAGGTTTTCCAAAATATTCTCGGATTTGATCCAACAGATCGACTAAATTATCATCGATTAAAACGGTAGGATATCCATCTTTTGACTGAAATTCTCTTACTTTAAAATACTTACCCACTTGATAGTCTAAATTCGTAAAAGTGCTAACCATCCGAACCTCCTGTTAAATGTACATTCGACGCCGATATATTTTGAATGTGCGTAATATGCGCCCAATAGCCAGCTTTAAAATACTGCTGATAATTTCCAAGGATTTCATCACAACGATAAAACTCACTATCGTTAAAATACCACCACCCGTTACAATAAGACGGAAAATAGGTGCCGGTATAAGTTTTCCCATTGGGACGCTTAAAGACTACCGTAAATCTGCGGATCGTAACATCAATCGCTCCGGACTCTCCGCCCCCGCCTTCTCCCCCGCCGCCGGGATCGGCGCCGTTCTGAAATTCACGCCAATAACCTTCGGAGGCCCCGGTACTGCTCACGGTGTTCGAACCGTTATTTTTCCAAATAACACGGGACCTTCGCGTGTCCACATGGGTAAAAGTGCCGTAAACTCCGATTCCACCGGTCGAAAAGGTTTCTTCCACGTAGTTTGCTACGGCTAAGGGCGGTACACCTCGAAGCTGAATATCAGCGGCCGTTCCTTTCGTATGCTGACTGGATGCCGCACCACCTACCGCGGCATTATACGATGGAGTACGGTACCCGGACGTTATTGTAATTCCCGAGCCGAAAACGCCGCGAATCCTCTCCAATCGTTCGACAAGAGCATCGTCGATCAGCACGGTATCCGATCCATCATTACACGCAAACTCGCGAACCTTAAAATGTTCCGATACATTGGTGTTTGCGTCAGTTCTCATGCTATACGTCTGTACCGCCATTGTTTACCGCCTTTTTAATTTCTTCCACCATAACCTTAATCTGTGTTAACATTTCATTCATGTGTTCATCTGACTTTGTCATTTGATAATAAAAAAGCAGACACATCACGATCGGAAATCCTACCGTGGAAATATAAGACATAATCTGTTCCATTCGACCCTCCTTTAACGGATCATATTTAAAATCTCCAAACCAATCCGCTTGACGCGCTGGTTTTCAAAATATAGAAATCCCTGCTCGTATCCCTGAATCATCAGATTCAACCACGCAATTTTTCTTCCTCGATTTGCAAAATAGGTATTTTCGGTATGGTCTTCTCTGGTTAATGCATAGGTTGCACGTGACTTGTCGAAAGTAGAATCCATATACAGGTACCCATTTCTGCGATCAAACCAAAGCCCATACTCATTATCCAGATACACAAGATTGCATACGCTCTTGACATCTCCGGTTTTCTTTTTAATAAAGTCCTTAGTATCTTCAACATATTCGTTATCTATTGCATATTGTTCAAACTTAGAACCCTCAATCAATTGCCCGAAACGAGTTGACTTTTTCGCATCTCGATAATCTTGTGATAAGGTATGTTCCAAGTAAATTAATCCATTATCCGTTAGTTTCCAACGCTTTTTCCCGTAAGGCTGGGATAAGTTAAAATAATCATAATAAACATTGGAAACATTAATACTATTGGATAGAAAATATACCGGAACATCATTCATTCGTGAGATCGTTTCATAAAGGTCCAAAAATAAGCGAATCTCATTTTTTAAGTATCTCTTGCTCTGAAATTCATCAAAACATATGGAAGTAACTCCGGCGTAAGATATGGATTTATCTTTTCCACCAGTATTTAAGTCCACTCCATACCCCATGAGATTCCATCCACCTTTTTCTATTCCACGATCGCGCTCATAAAAGAAAGTTCCGCTTCTCCCTGTGGTTATTTTAAATTGATACTCCGGATATAAATGCGTAATATCTTTAAAAAAAGACTTTGCCGCCTTTACTAATTCGTTTTCAAATCTTCGTAAATAGACAAAATTTTCACCTTTTTCAAAATAATTTTTACAAGCGATCTGCGTTTTATATCCGTATGTCTTACCATTTCCTCGTTCGCCTGTGATAAAATTAAATAATGCTTTCTTTTCTAAACAATTATCATAACTATAATACATTTCTTTCGCCCCTTTTTAAGAATGTACAGGCGCAGAAGAACACTATTCCCATAGCTATAGATCTCCGGGCGGGGCTTAATCCGTGGATTCCCTTCATCATTCTTTCCGCTAACCTGTACATATTTATTATATCAAAAAATGTGTGTATAGTCTATTTTAAATTAAATGTAGTTTCAATTAATACAGCCCCGCCTTCCGTTTGCGTAAGCATTAATTTTCCTGTGTAAATCTGTCCTGTTTTAAAATTATCATACGTAACTTGTTCATAGCATTTTGCTGGCAGACCTGCACAGGTGATTAATAACTCACCATCTTTTTCTCCAATGTATCGTTTCGCTCTGATATATCTTGCTCGATCAAATTCTTTTTCAATTTTAAAATATCCTAATTTTTCATTGTCCAAAGGGATATTGTCTGATTTTTCTTTTAAGTGCAAAGAGTCTGTGTCGCAGTAAATAAAGCTGTCGTAATTTCTCTGCGCATAGGATATGATATGTTTTCTTGCATACGCGGTGACAAATAATCCAACAGGCAAATAATATTCTGGACGAAATTCTGGTGCCATTGTTTGGAATCGTAAAATATTATTTTCTAAGTAAGGAATTTTTTGTGATTTTAACGGATTCGTCGCAAATTTACCATATGTCGAATTTTGCATCTGTTTTGAAATAAAACGTAACCCATTATTCCCTTCTCTTCCTGCCTTTTCTTTTACTGCCGCCCATTTTTGGATAAACTCAGTGAAGAGATTCTCTGTGCCGCGAAAATAGTAAACCTTATGCACTTTAAAATACGCAACTTCATAATGTTCTAAAAACATTTCATAGTCAACCGAAGTTAAGGTTAAATTCACAATTTCACTTTTACTATTTTCCAGATACTCTCTTCCATTAAATAATTGTGAATTTTTAATCTGTATCGTAGGTAATTTACCCTCTTTCAACCAAAATTCACATTCAAACGCAATAATAAAAAGACTATATCCGGTGATCTCTTCCAGATCATGGGTGATGATCGGCGCCCCGAATGGAAATATATTTTCTGACATGACATAAGGGTAAAGAGAATTTACGTCATAAACAACTACATTCTCATATTCTTTTCCCTCATATCCTTTTTTTAAATAAGTCCATCCACCGCGATAGGCATGACGCAATTCTTTATCAATAGATAAAGCTAAATTTTCTTGCTTTGTTAATTTTAAATTCGTTAGATACGGTTCGTCATTTTGTAATATCGGGAAAATTCTTTCAAATTTTCGTTTTCCTATGGTTTCTTTCAAATCATTCATTGCCGCTGAAGATAATGTTAATCGATTGATGTTATTCTCAAACATTTGGTTTAACGAATCTCTTAAAATAATGACATCATTTTTTAAGTACTCAAAATCCTGTTCAGATAACGATCCTCCGATCTCTCTTTCTTCATCGTAATCAATTTCTAATTTCTCAATTCCTAAATTAAATGTCTTTGACATTTTACTAATAGGCATCGGTATCAACTTCAATGAATCAACAAAAGTAACTTTAAAAATCTTCGTTACTCTTTTCTGCGTCGTATAGTAAAAATTGCATTCGATTCGATACCATTGATTACGATCGGTAATTAATGTGCGAAACTCACATGCTTCTTCTAACTTCTCTTGCTTGTGCTTCCAACCGTTTTGCAATAAATAATTTACAATAAAACTGCCATCAAATTTGAGATTGTGAAAATAGATTTTGCTTCGTTTCTTTAATTTATAACAAAATTCAATAAAAGATTGAATATTTGTTCCACATTCAAAGGGAGAGATACAATCTAAATTACTAATACCCCATGCCCACACTTCCGTTTTTTCTGGATCCGTTGTTGTTTCGAAATCTGCCGCAAAAATCTCCGTCTTAGACATAGGATTTTACTTGCTCAATTCCCCATAATAATTCTTGGATTTTCTGCTCTGCGGAAATCGGCATGTAAATTATAAATTCGATTGTAAACACGTCTCTATAATCTTCGGTTAAAGCAAATTGATAAAATTCTTCCGGACTAATATCTCCCAGCGCTTCCTCTACTACTTGCCGAATTTCTGGACCTAATTCATCTTCTATTCCATTTAAATAGTTTTGATAATAAGTATCAATATTTCTTTCTTTTGATAAATCAATCATTAAATTTCGTTTAAACCTTGCCCATTGATTTAAGTCATTAAAACGACCTTCATCAAAAGGTACAGGTTCTTGCAAAGCTTTTTCTTGTGACGCCGTCCATCCAGCCCTTCCTTCTACAAACCTACTATATTTTTCTGCTCTTTTTCTTCTCTTTTCGTTTCTTCTCTGATTTAATCGCGCCGTCTCTGATATAGCATAAGTAGAAGTTAAAACATCTTTTATTCTTACAATCTCAAGATTCTTCGGGGACGGGATTTTCTTCATTTGCTTTACTTCCGATCGTAATGCTTTCATGTTTGGATAGTTCTTCATTAGCTCATCCACCGAACGACGTGGTGGTGCATAGCTCTTGCCGAACTGTTTTTCAATCCTTGTAACCGCGGCATTGTAACTTCTTACCGCTGAAGCGGCGAATTGTCGCCGCTTACGGTAAGCCTGTGTTAGTTTTGGCTTCTTTGCCATATTTTAACTCCTATACTAAATTAAATGTGGCATACTTTTTCATTCCAGCTCCTTCCTGGCGGATTTCAATAGTAATCGGCTTGTTCAAAATGACTTCTTCGCCAAAAATCAACTGATAATTTCTTACCGCGCCCGCAAATCCTCTGGATAAAGCCGAATAAGATTTCCCTGCCGTGTCGATAATAATTGTTCTTGGCAATACTTCAATTTCGCCGGTCTGCTGTGATTTCATCTCTACTGGGTAAACTAACCACGCCTGCACTTCAATCTGCTGTCCATAACAATCCGAAATTTTATAATCCGGATTATTTAACGCATTAAATACATTCATTTTCAATTCTTCAGGTAAAGTCTGCACTGTCTTCTGTACACTTAATTCGTTCATTTTTATTTCCTCCTATTTTTAAAAAAAGATAAAATTATATATTCAATAAAGAATCTCGCAATTCTTTAATGACACGATTTAAATCTAAAATATCACATCGTTCTAATTTATCAGTAATATCTATCCAATCAAGTACTGTTTGTTCATCTTCAGATTCTTGTAAGTCTAAACAGACATCGTCGGTAAATAGATTATACCACAGACTATAAGGTTGGTTTCTATATATTCTATCACGTATTTCAAATAATGCTTCAATTTTTCTCATAGATTCTGCAACACCTCACTGTACATGTTCATCGCGTGTAAATAGACAAATAAGTTATAACCAAAATATAATACTCCAAGGACTATGGTCGCAATGCCTATCCAAAAGTATTGTTTTTTCATTTTATTTGCTCCTTTCCTGTAATACTTTAGAAGAAAATTATAATAAACTCAAGCAGTAACATTACAATTCCTATCCAAAAATATTGTCGGTTATTTTTTCCTATATTCATAATATTCTGTCTCATCCATTAGGACGTATTCATTTTCAACTTTTACGATCTTTTTTCTTCCACAATTCGCTTTCTTTGCAAAGTATCTGGAAATATACCTTCCTGTTTCTGGATTAATTCCCTTTCTCTCATATTCTGTTTGAGGTGGTTTTCGATGTCTCTTTCGATATTCAATATCTGCAATCGCTGTACTGGCTTTATAATACCGTCGATGATAAACATAACCCTCAGGATTTTCAATGTAATTCCCATTGATGGTTAAATGCAAACGCCAACCATCTTTATCTTCATAGATTCTATCTTCCCATGACTTTGCAATACACTCAAAGTTTTCTCTTTCATTTTCAGGAATTTCAAAGAAAAGATAATGATTTTTTAAATAAAGTAAAATATATTCTTCTGCCGCTTCTTTTGTTGGAAAATCCCCAAAAATTCTATTAAATTGTGTTTTAATGCAATAATTCCATTCAATCGGTATGATCAGAAATCCGTACATTTCATACCAATGTTTCGGTGCTAAATCATGTCTTTTTTCCGAAAAATGTAAGTCCTTCAGATCAATATCTAAAACTTCTTTAAAGTCTATGTACATTCGTTTCCTCCTTAATCTTTTGTATTTCGTAATAAGTGCTATCAACAATTTTTAATCCTTCAGTAAGATGCACAATTTTCGAAAAAACAAGTTTCTCATCTAAATAAATTCTCATTTTATAATTTGGACCATTCCTTACTCTTATCATCTCACATAGCAAATACTCATACATGATTACAATAAATGGACTATATTGTTCAGTATTATCACTGTTTCTGTTAACCATTTTCATTTTTCAACTCCCAAAGAGCGGGAAACCCGCTCTTAATCCTCAATCACTAAATCAAAATCGCCAAGATCATAATATCCTGTTTTGTAAAATTCTTCCACTTGATTGGTTAACCAGCCATTCACAAGTTCAGCTACATATTCATCTTCCATGATTTCGACACTATCCATATCATTCAAATTTTCGAGCATATCATCATATGCTACTGATCTTTTAATATAGTGCAGTACTTCTTCCTTTTCAATTTCGACTTTCCTATATTCTTTTGGACATACAATATTTTCATGTGCAACTACATAAATCTTCATTTCCTTTCCTCCTTAATTAATCTGAAATTCTTCTGCAAAAGTTTCATAGTGAAGTTCAACATAGCGATCAAGGAATTCCTGATCGGTGCAAGGTGCGATTTCCCATGCGACACGTTCTCTGAGGTCATCGTCCATATAGTTTACATATGTATTAAATTCTTCGACCTGATTCGTTCTCTTGTTGATAGTTAACATGTTATCCTCCTAACTTATTACCATTGCGGTTATGATTGTTTTAATTTCTTGATTAGATAATTTGTAAAGCTTTAAGAGACTAATTGCATTGTTGATACTTGATGCCATCATTAATGCTTTGTCCTGTTTTGGAATGAGTTGCTTTATTGCTTTTGCTGTTTCCTTTGTCATCTTTTGATCTCCTTTCCTTTTGTAATTATATTATAACACAGGTTTTAAAATTATCAATAGGTTTTACTGATGTATTATGTATACATGATGTGCTTTAGTACTTTACTGTGATGAAGTATTTGATTAGGTAAGTACTTTAGCGCTTTAGTGTAGTAAAGTCTTGAATTAGTGAAATACTTTAGCGCTTTACTGTGATAAAGTACTTGATTGTGTAAACTGTTGGAGATGATATATAATTGAGTAAAACAACGTTTTGCGCAGATTAGTTTTGTTGTTAATTATTGGGGGAATATATTATTGTGTAAAACAATTGGGCCATATACATACC